ATGTCTCATAATTTTAGCCGTGTTCCTCGTGCTGAAATACAGCGGTCAAGCTTTAATCGTTCTCACGGTCATAAAACTACTTTTGATGCTGGCTATTTAGTCCCTTTCTTTGTTGATGAAGTATTACCAGGTGATACATTTAATTGTCGAGCTACTTTATTTGCTCGTTTAGCAACTCCTATAGTTCCCTTTATGGATAATATGTTCATGGATACCTTCTTTTTCTTCGTTCCATGTCGCTTACTTTGGGAAAACTGGGAACGTTTTAACGGTGCTCAAGATAATCCTGGAGATAGTACTGATTATTTAGTTCCTACATTAGCCGATAATACTACTTTTGATGTTGGTACCTTAGGTGATTACTTTGGTATTCCTACAGGTGTTTCATTATCTAATATCAACTCTATGCCGTTCCGAGCTTATAATCTTATCTGGAATGAATGGTTTCGTGATGAAAATTTGCAGGATTCCGTAGATGTTCCTAGAGATGATGGTACTGATGATGTTATGGATTATCAGCTTCTTAGACGTGGCAAACGTCATGATTATTTTACTTCTTGCTTACCTTGGCCACAAAAAGGTCCAGGCGTTGAATTACCTGTAGGTGGTTTAGCAGATGTTAAATTTGCAGATGATTATGATGTTAATGCGCCTATTCCTTTGACTTTTAATATTAATCAACAGGCTTATCCTGCTACTTATTGGGACACTGATACCTTTGGTAATGGCTATGTTCCCCGCCTTCCTTCTACTGGTGGTTTAGGTAGCTTAGAAGGCAGCCCGGTTAATATTTATAATCCGCTTGCAGCTCTTCCTACTGGTGGTTTAGTTGCAGACCTTTCAACTGCTACTGCTGTTACTATTAATTCTTTCCGTATGGCTTTTCAGGTACAACGATTGTATGAGCGTGATGCTCGTGGCGGTACCCGCTACACTGAAATGCTTACTGCTCACTTTGGTGTTGTCTCTCCTGATGCCCGCTTACAGCGTCCCGAATATCTCGGCGGATCCTCCTCTCCGATTGTTGTTAATCCTGTACAGCAAACATCTTCGACAGATAACACCACTCCCCAGGGCAATCTTGCCGCTTATGGTCTTGTTGGTAGTCGTGTTCATGGTTTCACAAAGTCATTTGTTGAACATGGTTATATTATAGGTCTAGTTAATGTCCGAGCCGACCTTACCTATCAGCAAGGTTTAAATAGACTGTGGAGCAGACAGACCCGCTTTGATTTCTATTGGCCTGCCCTTGCACATCTTGGAGAACAAGCTGTACTCAATAAGGAGATATATGCAGATGGTACTGCAGCAGATGATGATGTCTTTGGTTATCAAGAACGCTTCGCAGAATATCGTTATTTCCCCTCTAAGGTTACAGGTAAATTTCGTTCTACTTACGCCCAACCTTTGGATGCTTGGCATCTTAGCCAAAAATTTGAAACGCGTCCAGTCTTAAATGCTGAATTTATTGTAGATGAACCACCTGTAGACCGTGTTATTGCAGTTCCTTCTGAGCCTCATTTCTTGTTTGATAGTTATATACAGCTTAATTGTGTGCGTCCTATGCCTGTGTATAGTGTGCCTGGCTTAATTGACCACTTCTAAGGAGTGATTGCATGAGTTTTGCATCAGATTTAGGCTTACAAGCCGCAGGTTCTTTATTTTCCTTTGGCATGAATAGTTCTTCAGCAAAAGCCGCTTATAACAGACAAAAAGAGTTTTACCAAAATCAACATCAATGGGAAGTTGCCGACCTTAAAAAAGCTGGTTTAAATCCTATTCTTAGTGCTACTCATGGTGCTATTGGTGCTCCCTCTGTTGCCGCTCCTACTGCTGAAAATCCTGCCGCTGGCTTAGCTACATCAAGTTATCAGTATAAACGTCTTAAAGAGCTTGAACTTAAAGATATGGAGAATAGAGTAAATGTTGGCGATTCTACTGTACGAACAAATAAAGCAACTGTCGACCGACTTAACACTCAAAACGCTGTTGATACTGCTAATTCTGCTGCTAATGTTTTGTATTTGGGAGCTCAAGAACGGAAGTTATCCCAGGACATTGAAAATAGTAAAATACTTACTGCTGCTCAAGCTGGGTATTATAATTCTGCTGGTTCTGCTGCTCTTTCTAATGCTGGAGCCGCTTGGCATAATGCTATGACAAATGCAGGTTTTAGTGCTAAACAAATAGCCAAGATTGAAAAAGAGATGGAAAATCTTAGTTATAAAAATGTTCGTGATAAGGCTGGTCTTGATTGGTACACTAATAAATCTGAGTACCCAGGTGCTGATACTTGGAATGATGTTGCAGAAGCTGTTCGGCAATTTAATCCGTTTCGTAAATGGACTGGTTAAGGAGGTGATTATTATAGACAAGTTTGTTAAGTATGCTACCTTTGTATCTGCATTGTTAGCCGCTATTGTTTCCAGTATTACCCAATTTAATTTTTAAGGAGTGATGATTGTGCGAAGACATAAAATGTCCCGCAGACGTTCCAGAAAACTATTTAGTAAAACTGCTTCTCGTACTCGTTCCAAAAATCTCCGTTCCCGTCCAATGCGTGGCGGTTACAGAATTTAGGTGAATTAAAATGCCTTGTTATCATCCTTTGTTAGCATGGCGTGATTCCTCTAAGGTTAATCCTAAGACTGGCAAGTCTTCTTTGGTGTTCACTGCTCCCGCTAATTGGCGGGAGTGTGAGCCATTGAAAATACCATGTGGTCAGTGTGTAGGTTGTCGCCTTGAACGTTCCCGAGTATGGGCTGTTCGTTGCGTTCATGAGGCTTCACTTCATGAACGTAATTGTTTTATTACTCTTACTTACAATGATGAAAATTTACCATCTGACCGTTCGCTTAAGATGAAACACTATCAAGATTTTATGAAGCGTCTTAGAAAGCGTTACGGAGAAGGTATTAGATTCTTTCACTGTGGAGAGTATGGTTCTTTAAATCAACGTCCCCACTATCATGCTATATTGTTTAATCATGATTTTGAGGATAAAAAGTTATGGAAGGTGAATAATGGCTTTAAATTATATGTATCAGATAGTCTCTCACGTCTTTGGCCTTTTGGCTATGCTTCTATTGGTGATGTTTCTTTTGAATCTGCTGCATATGTGGCTAGATACGTCCTTAAAAAGGTTACAGGAGATGCTCAAGAAGCCCACTACAAAGGGCGACAACCAGAATACGTCACCATGAGTCGGCGTCCTGGTATCGCGCACGAATGGTTCTTACGCTATAAAAATGATATCTTTCCTAATGATAAATGCGTTATTAGAGATGGATTAGTAGTTAGACCCCCACGATACTATGACAAAATATTTGATGAAATTGATCCTATTGCCTTTAAAGATGTATTAACAGTCCGTAAATTAAAAGCTCTTAAAACTGACCAAACTGTTGACTATATCCGTTTAGGTGTTAAAGAAAAATGTAAAAATAAACAACTTGAGTCGTTAATTCGACCTATTGAAATGTGAGGTAATTATTATGAAAAAATTGTATGCTATCTATGACCGTAAAGCTATGTTCTTTGGTTCTATTATTGCTGTTTCCGCTCAAATTGAAGCTGTTCGAGCTTTTGCAAATGCCGTTGAAAGTATGGATTCTATGATTTATAAATATCCTAATGATTTCGCCTTATTTTCTCTCGGTGAATATGATGAACATACTGGTAGCCTTGCTTCTTACCCTACTCCTATTTTAGTACATGAAGCTATTGAGTTTCATCCTCATGAAAAGCCGCTGGCGCAAGGTGCAGAAATCAGCGTAGCGTCTGCACCTGTAGACAGTGGAATCGCCGTAGGCGAAAAGTCCCCCATTGGTGAATGAGATGGAATTCAGAAAAAACTATGAAAAGGAATTAGTCCCTGGTAAAACATTCTATGCACCTTCATTTACTCAACAACAATTTAAAAATGAATGTGATGTTAATTTGATTCTAAAACGTTATGAGCAGACAGGTGTAATAGACCATCTGACGGCCAAAAAGCCCCTTTATGGCGATTTTAGTGATATTCCAGATTATCAGATAGCCCAACATATATTAATCGACGCTCAGGAGAAATTTGACGCTCTCCCAGCGTCTATAAGAAAACGCTTTGACAATAATCCGTTAAACATGGTAGAATTTTGTAAAGACCCTGAAAACCATGAAGAAGGTGTTAAACTTGGATTATTTAATAAACCTGTTGTTAGCGTTGACGGTGGTTCTGACACTGTTCCTTCTATTGTGTCTGAATTAGATAAAAACCCCGAATAAAGGGGTCGGCACAGTTACCTACTTGATGTAACTGTGCCGACTGACACCAAATTCTAAAACTACCCCCTACGAATCTTTTTGTGTGTCAGTTTCTTATAATGAATTAGTCTATAGTTTATGTCCTTTGTATATATATTATGTAAAATAATCACATTTACATGATACACCGCAATACTGCCTTCGGCAAGCATTAACGATATTTTTGATTACCCTTTTATGCGTATTTTTTTATTCAGGTTTCTCATCCGGAGCGGATTGGAATGTATCTGTCGCCAA